ATTATATGTATGTATATATATATATATATATATATAATAATAATATGTGTTGGAATGAGAATGTATCGTTAAATACTTTTATTTTTGGAACAGCTACTCTTGTATTTATATGGTATAACAATACTTATACGCAATATAAATTATTAGACTTTAAAAATATATTTTTATATTTTGTTATTTTTTCATATACTTCTATGCAACTTGTAGAATATTTTTTATGGAAAAGCATTCGCAATAAAAATAATTTTATGAATAAAATTTTTTCAATAATAGGCTGGATATTAGGTAGAATATTTCAACCATTAACAATTTTACTACTAATTCCAAAGAAATATGAAATAATGAAATATTTATTATTTATTATTTATTTTTCATTATTAGTCATTGTTTACTTGTATAAATATTTTTATAATCCAACAGAGTTTAATACTATTATAGATACAAATGGACATTTATATTGGAAATGGGCTGAGTTATATAATTATGAACAAATTATATTTATAATCCATATAATAATTGTATTTACGTTATTTCTCAGTTATCCAATTGTAACTTTTTTTATACTATTGTTTCTTTTATATAGTTTTTTTACTTATAAAAATTCATTTGGTTCAATGTGGTGTTGGATTTCCAATTCAATTCTCATTTATTATTTAATAAAAATATTATTCATATTGCCTTATTTTGAATATAAAGAAATATGTTAATCTTTAGAATATATTTTTACATTTGTTAGCTATGTAAAAATATTACACTGACATGAAAGAAAAATGATCGTTAAAAGCCCTCTCCGAGAATTGAACTCGGGACCTCCAGTTTACAAGACTGGTGCTCTACCACTAAGCTAAAAGGGCGTACATCCCAACCCACCCAGTGAAAAAAGTTTTCACAATATATAACAATATTTTTCTTTAAGTATTTTTTTATTAAACATATAAACTTTGAGAAGTCGTAACATATTTTAAAACGAAACCTTCAATTTGTGATAATTTATACATTAAATCGATTTGACCTATCAATTCACATACATTCATCATTTCTTTTGTAATTGTTACAATTTTCAACATGGCTTTCGTAAAATCACCAATAGAAATGGATTTGTAAGCAACATCATTTTGTATGAAATATTTACAATCGGTTTCGTTATTACAATCACACCATTTCATTGAAAATTCTATCATATCAAAAATCAGTTCATCATCATATTTAATTCCTGTTCTCAAATCATTTTCAAATTCCCATTTATCATAATCTTTGTAATAATTTTGTAATTCTTTAATACATTCTTTTAAATAGTCGTCATCAGTAATAGGAATACTTGATTTTTGGTCGTTTGGAATTTTTACATCCGTAAAACAAGAAAACAACCCAATTAATTGTTTTGTAGAAAATTTTTCAAAATAGTTGTATTTTACCATTAATTTTGAAATAATTAGAGGGTGTATTTCCGCAATGTTAGAAGCAATAACTCCTAATTGTGTCAACGAATAATTTTCATTCTCCATGTTATTATTCAATATGACAAACCCATCGTCAATCAATACTTGACATATTTTATTTGTTTGTTCTTTTATATAATTCTGCATATATGATAAATTGAATTTTTCATCGTCTAATTGATTATTAGCACTTATAAATTCCTTTGTTAATTTTAAATCATCTTTCAAATATTTATATTCATCTTCAATGCTACGCATTTCTCGTTCAGCATCTTTTTTCTTTTTATTAACTAAATTTTTAATTTGTAATTCAAGATTAATATAATTCAAACATACACTATAAGGTGTTCGCATTCTATTTATAAATTCATTTTTTTGGTTTATTTTGTCTGTTAATTCTTTTATATAATTTTCTTTCTCATATACAGACCTCAATAATTCTTTTTGCATCATTGATTTTTTACTGAAATTATCAAAATTGCTGGTTTGTTCATTTTTCAATAAATTCAATATAAGAGAATATGAAATATGGTATTTTGATATTAATTGTTGTGGTTTTCCAGACAATATAGTTTTATATTCATTCAATGATGGTAATTTGAATAAATTATTTAAATGAACTACATGTCCAACTGTATCAATCCCTCGTCTACCAGCACGACCTTTCATTTGTGAATATTCGTGTGCTAATAAATATCGTTCATTATTACCATCAAATTTAGTCAAACTTGTGAAAATAGCGGTTTTAATAGGGCAATCCAAACCAATAGCAAAACTTTCAGTAGCAAATAAAAGTTTGATGTATTTTTTAGAAATCATTAATTCTACAATTTCGCGTAAAACTGGTATCATACCACTATGATGAATACCAATTCCTTTTTCTAATAGCGAAACCACTTTATTATATTCAGGTAATTCCAAATATTCTTTAAAATTCGGTAATTTTCGTATTATTTGTTCGGCTTCGCGACGCACTGTATATCCAACTTTGCTATCAAATTCTAATAAAGGAACAGTAATTTCAGTAGCGCATACTTCTACTTGTTTTCTGGAAAACACAAACGCAATTGCCGGCAACATTTCATGGTCGCGTAAATATAAACAAAGATTATTCAATACATTTTGTCGTTTCATAATGATTTGTTTAGAATCAAATAATTTCAACATTTTGGATAGAGTATTTATTGTATTATCATTAAATTTTCCAGAACTATCTTGTAAAGTAAGTAATGTATTTGTATTATCGCGAATTTGTTTTTCCAATTCTTTATCTTTCATTCCTTTGAAAACACCTTCAGTAGTAGTTAAAAAGCAATATTCTGTAAGTGGAACAACGCGTTTTGTAGTAGAAGCTAAATACACAATTTTATCAGTTTCTTTTACATCAGTTAATCCCAAACGTTGTGTTTCAATCCAATTAGCAAATCCAGCAGGGTTATCAATGGTAGCAGATAACATAACCAATTGAATTTTAGGAGGTAACATTAACATTGTTTTTTCCCATACTTGTCCCCTATCTGCGTCATTAATGTAATGGACTTCATCAAATACTACACACGCAAGTTCAGTTTCAATATTAATATTAAAATCCAAGTTTTTATTAGTTATGTTTAAATCAGAAACAGGTTTATTATATACAAATAGATAATTCATTAATATTTCGGTAGTCATGATAATAACTTGTGCTTCAGGATTAGTTTTGATATCGCCTGTATATAAACCAAATGAAATATGTGGGTATTTATTAGAAAATTCATAATATTTTTGATTACTTAATGCTTTGATAGGAGAACAATAAATAATTTTTTTTCCAATATCAGTAAAATATTGAATAGCAAATTCAGCAGGAAGTGTTTTACCACTACCTGTGTGTGCCGTTACAAGGCAATGGTTGCCTTCAACAATTGCTTGAATCGAATGTTTTTGAAAAGCACTTAATGAATAAGGAAAAGATTTAAAATATTGTTCATATTTTGCTTCATTTTCAGTTGAATAATCAGTAGAACAAATCTTCACCATTTTTCAAATATAATATATTAGAAATTTAATATATTATAATAATTGTAAAATTTAATTCAATTTTTATATTTATTTTCATATATTTGTAATGCTTCTTCTAATCCTAATAATTTAATATTCATATTTTTTAATATATTATTTGAACCACTGTAATTGTATTTTGAATCAGAATTTACAATATTAATTAGATTTTTATTTTGTATTATTTTTAAAGCAATTTCAGATAATTTATATTTTGTTTCGTAACATATGTTTACTGTTTTATTTAATATATGAATTTGATTTAAATTATCAATATAATATTTAAGAATAGTAATAAAATCGTTTTCATAAACAAAATCAAAATATTTATCATTTTCAATTGTTATTTGTTTATTTTGATATTTTGATATAAAACATGATTTAATAAATCTATCAGGTTCTTCGTTCGCGTGAAAAATGTTAAATATTCTTAAATTAAACATATGATGATATTGTAATGATCGTTTATATATTGTATATTTTGAAAATCCATAATAATCACTTGGTATTGTAAATAAATCGTCTTCATTGCGCATATTAATATCTGTTTTTCTATCATATATAGCCGCTGAATCAAAATTAATAATCATTTTAAATTTATTAGAAAAATACATAATATTTTCAAACATTAACATATTATAATAAAAAGTATCATAATTATCAGGTTTGGTACGTCTCCCTCCAGTGATGGCTGTATTAATTAATATGTCAAATTCATTTTCATTTAAATAATTATTTAATTTATTAAAATCTAATAAGTCTAATTCATTATGAGATGGATTTGAAATAATATAATATTTATCCAAATTTTGTTTTATCATTTTTGCGAGATTACCATTGCCTCCAGTAATTAAAATTTTCATTTATAAATATGAATATGTAAATTTTATATTGTTATTAAATAATATAAAAATAATATTTGTGTGTTCTTTATTGTATGGAAAAAAAAAATATAATTATTCATATTCCTTCAAGTTTTACGTATTTTAGTGGAGGAACACTTATATTATTTTATATGGCAAAATTGTTATCAGATAAAGGAGAAAATGTAAGAATTATAGATGATGGTTCTAGAAAAGAAAATCCTTTATATAATAATTATTATGATGAAAACTGTGGATTTACACAAGATAATACAATTGTAATATATAGTGAGGGAGTAGAAGGGAACCCACTTAACGCAAAAAATATAGTAAGATGGGTATTATGTACATTAGGTAAAATGTATCCAGTAGAAATAACAAATACTTATAATAAAAATGATCTAGTATATATTTACAATAATGAAGATAATATAAATAAAGAAAATAAAAATATATATAAATTATTATCACCTGTATATTTAAACCCAATTTTTAAAAATTATAATAGAATTCGTAAAAATAATTGTCATATGTTTAAAAAATGTAATATGCATTTGAATGGAATAACTAAAATTCATAGTGATGAATCTATTGAAATACATACTTTTATAGAACATTCTACATTAGTAAATATTTTAAATGAGTGTATTGTATTTGTATCGTATGACCCGTTGACATTTATGAATATTTTAGCTGCTTTATGTGGTTGTATATCTATTGTATATCCATTACATAATTATAATAAAAAAGAATGGATTATGAATACTACGTGTTTATCTGATTATATGATGTATAATAATATAGATAATTTATATGGTATTGCTTATGGAAATAGTGAAGAAGAAATAGCTTATGCTATGAATACAATACATTTAGTAGAAGAACAATGGAAAGATATTTGTAATTTCTATAATGAAAGACACGTAAATAATTTTATTAATGACCTACATAATTTTGAAAATATGGAAAATACTGTTGAAAAATTTTACAATTGTTAATATTTCAAAACTGATTTTTATATATGATTTTTATATAAAAATATTATTTTTTATTTTATCCAAAAAATAAGGAGAATTATATTATTTTTATTATCATCTCTTTTTTGAATTCATCTCTATCCATAAAAGGCTCCATATCTTCAAATGGTCTATTTGTAAATGTTCCATCATTGTTTTTCATTGCTTGTAATCTAGGATATCTAGATTGTATACAACAAAATACTTCTAATATAATAGTTTCATTATACGATAAAAACTCTTCAATGTTAGATATTATATTTTCGTTTTTTGTAACTGATAAATATTTTATACCATAAGAATTTGCTATTTTTTCTGTATTTGGAAAAGATAACCCACAATCACTATTAACTCCAAATTGGTTTTTAAAAAAATTGTTTTGTGTAATAACAATTGAACCATAAGAATTATTATTAAATAATAATATTTTAATCGGTAATTTATTATGTACAATTGTTTGTAATTCTTGAATATTAAGTTGAAATGAACCTTCACCTAATATAGGAATGATTATTTTATCAGGTTCTGCTAATTGAGCACCTATTGCTGAAGGCAACTCAAATCCCATATCTCCTTGGCTACTTATTAAGAATTTGTCATTTTTTTTTATATTTATCATATGCCATACATTAGTTATTATAGAACCAGATGATACAATTGTAATTTTATTTTCTGGAGCATTATTAAAAAAAGTATTTAAAAAAAAATATGGATTTATACCGTTATTATCATTTATATCCGGCATTTCGTTTATCCATTTATTTTTCCAATGAATACATTTTTCAATCCAATTGCTATAATTTATTGTATTATAATTATAGTTATCAAAAAAACTGTTTAAATCCATATTTATTTTTAATTCATAATTCAAATTATCTTTTTCAAGTTCATTTAAATCATTATCTATATATATTATTTTTGCGTCGCGAGCGAACCAATCTGAACGATACCCAATAATAGCTTGTGACATTCTACACCCCAATGAAATCAATAAATCACAATTTTGTAAGGTAAAATTGCCATGTCTATTTCCAATTAATCCTATCTTACCCGCATATAAATGATGTTCTGTTTCTATAATGTCTGTTCCGTGAAATGTAACAACAACAGGTATATTATATTTATTTATAAAATTATTAAATTTATCTTTAGAATTAGCCAACTTAATGCCATTTCCGGCTATTATTAAAGGTCTTGTTGAATTTTTTAACAAATAATGTATTTTATCAAAATTATCTGTATCTATTTTTTCATTGGTAATAATATTTTGTATTACGTCAATATCTGAATCATTAATTAACATACCTTGTATATCAATAGGAATAGATATCCATACTGGTCCAGGTCTTCCTGATATTAGATTTTTATACGCTTCTATTAGTGTTTCTTTCAATTCTGATACATCTGATATTTCTTTTGAATATTTAGTAATGCTTTCTACCATCGATATTATATCGCAATCAGCACCAGCATAATGTCTTAATTTTTTATTTTTTGTATTTAATGTTCTTATACTTTCCATAGATTTCACTTGACCACTTATAAACAATATAGGTAAACTATCTTGAAACGCTACCAAACATGGCGTAATCGCATTTGTAGCAGCACATCCAGCGGTTGTGCATACAATACATGGTTTATTATTAGTTTTTGAATATCCAATAGCAGAATACCCACAAGCTTGTTCGTGATGGTTATATGTAATATTATATAAATTACTTTTTCCAAAAGAATCATTCAAAAGCATAGAAAATCCACCAGTTATTGTAAATATACTATCTATTCCATTTTTATTAAAAAAATTACTAATGTAATCACTAACTTTAATCATTGTTTATAAATATTTAACATTAATATCTTTAATTAATTTATAAAAATAGTTTATTAAATATTTCTTCCATATCAGATATTTCATTTATACCTTTATATATCAAACTTGAATCGCCAAAATCATTCAAAATGATAAAACAAATCTTATCTCCGTCATTTTTTTTATCATTTATTATATGTTCTAAAAAAATATTGTATGATAAATTTATATTTTTAAATTTATTAGGTATTAAACTTAATATATAATTATTTAATTCATTATATTTATCTCCATAAAATAGTTTGTTTTTTATATAAATGCCAAACAACACAGCTATACCATGTGGTATGAAATAATTAGAAGTGCTTTCTAACGCATGACCTATAGTATGACCATAATTTAAAATTTTTCTTTCATTTTTATCAAACTCGTCATATTCTACAATAGTTTTTTTAATAGACGATGAAATTTTTATAATATTTGTGTAATTTTTAGATGTAACATTTTCTTTAAAATAATTATATTCATTTTCTCCAGCAATTATACATAATTTTAATGCTTCACCTAATCCTGATATTATATCGTCATCTGATAAAGATTTTAAAAAATATTCCGATATGTATATATCATCTGGTGAAGAAAATAAACCCAACATATTTTTACTATCTCTATTGATAGAAACTTTGCCACCGATAGCACTATCCGTCATAGATAATAATGTAGTTGGTATAAATATCCATTTTATGCCTCTTTTATAAATAGCAGAAACAAATCCCCCTACATCTTGAGTTATACCTCCACCAATTACTATTAATTTATTTTTTTTATTAAATTTTAATTCTAGTAGCATATCTATTATTTTAAAAACATATTCAATTGTTTTGTTTTGCTCAACCGCATCAAATATGAAATAGTATTTTTCATCTATATTATTTAAACACGTTTTATCTAAGTTATAGACATTTTTATCAATAAATATAAAATCATCTTTAATATAAATTTCGCTAATTAATTGCGTTAATTGTTTTTTATTATAGTAAATATTATATTTTTTATTATATGAATTTATAATTGTATTATTATTATCATCTTTTATATAATTAAATGCTTTGTTATTTATTTTAAAATTCATAATATTATAATATTTATTTTTATTTTTATATATATTACTGATAATTATATAAAAAAATAACATGGTTAGGTTTATTAAAAAAAATTAATGGAAATATTAAAAGATATTTTAATTAAATTGAAAAATAAAGGTTGCGTTGGAATTAAAATCTCATTTGAAGACGAAGGAGCTTTACTAAATGAAGTGATTTCAATGAGATATTTAACAGCAAGTGTTGGCTTAGAATTAACTATAAAAATAGGAGGGTGTGAAGCAAAACGAGATATAATTGATTGTATTAATATTGGTTGTGATAATATAGTAGCACCAATGATAGAGAGTAAATTCTCATTAAATAAATTTATAACTTCATCTTATGAATATAATAAAAATAAGGGGTTCAATATAGAAACTATAACAGGATATAATAACATTCATGGAATAGTAGAATTATTGGATAAGATAGATTTTATTGTAGTAGGTAGAGTAGATTTTGTAAATTCTATTGACAAAACCCGTGATTACGTTGATTCTAATGATATGTTGGATATTGTAACAAATATATTTAAAATTTCAAAAAAAGCAAATAAGAAATGTTGTTTGGGAGGGTCTATTAGTATAAAATCAAAAGATTTTATAAAACAACTATTAGATAATAATTTAATTGATAATTTTGAAACCAGATATGTTATATATGATTTAAATAAAATAAATATGAATGATTATGGTCAATTAATAAATCTTGCTAACGAATTTGAATTAGAATGGTTAAAATATATAAATCAAAGATATAATAATTTATCAAGCAAAGATGCGAGACGCATTAAAATGATAGAAGATAGAATTAAAGAAAATAATATAAATAGTATTTGATAAAAATACAAATAAAAATTTATTATAATAAATGAGAAATGTGTTAATTTTTGGAGCTAATGGTTCTATTGGTTCGCATTTATATAATTCATTCAAAGAATTAGGATATAATACTTTCGGAACTACTACAAAAAATAATATAAATAATTTATTATTTATTGATAATAATAATTTTGATAATTTATTGTCAATTGATAAATTGGATAGCGTAATATGGGCTCAAGGTATAAATATAAATGATAATATAACTTCTTTTAATGAATCAGATTTTTTAAATGTATTCAATATAAATGTGTTATTTATTTTAAAATCATTGAATTATTTATTAAATAATAATAAATTGAATGACGGTTCAAAATTAGTAATAATTAGTTCTATTTTTGAAAAGTATACAAGAAATAACAAATTATCATACACTATATCAAAAAGTGCTTTAAGTGGATTAGTTAAAAATATAGCATACGATTTGTCAAAAAAAAATATATTAATAAATAATATTTTACCAGGGGTAATAGATAATGAAATGACAAGAAATATGTTAAATGAAGATAATATCAATTATGTTGAAAATTATTTACATTTTAAACGATTAATTAATTTAAAAGATATATTTAATGCTGTTAAATATTATTGTATTGATAACACTGGAATAACGGGTGAATCTGTTTGTATAGACCTTGGATTTACAAAAGTAAGAAAATTTGAATAATACCTCTATGAAAAAAATATGACATAAAATCATTCAAAGAATTTTTTAAATTTTATTAGAAAATATAAATTTAATAAAACCAAATATTGTATATTCATAATATATAATTTAGTAATAATAATGAATGTTAATAATAATTATTTGATACAAGGAGTTGTAGAGGGTGTTCAATATGGACAAAATGAGCGTGTTGATGAATTAAATAATCGTATATCATCAAGACATTTTCCTGATAGACCATTAGAACCCAATTATAATATGCGACCTGTTCCAACCAAGTATTCTTTATTTCCTATAGTAAATCGTAGAACCGAAGTAAGAGAACAACGATTAAATTATGTAGACCATAATCCATATTTAAATTTTAATCCAAGTTCAGCCAAATCCAATGTGAGAAGTTTTCAAAAAAATGTTGATACAGAAACTATATTAAGAAATCAAACATTTGCTTTACAACACGGCGCTGAACAATCTATGTATGTTCCAACCAGTAATAGTGAATTATATAAAGTAAATGTAGTCGTATCCAATCCTGTTGAACAAACACATCCATTATTATTTACAAAAATGGAACATTCAAATAGACCACACCAAAATTTATCCAACAATATTGGTAATAATACATTTTTTAATCATACAAGAACCCAATTACGAAATATGTAATATTTAAAAATGAAAATAAAAAATCATAATATATACTATATATTATGTTTCATTATATAGCATCCATATTCAATTCTAAAAACATAAATTTAATAATATTAAAATGGCTATTGATAATGGTTTTTTTATATTTAATTTTCATACTATTCAAAAAATTCGGTAAAAGTTCTCAGCAAGAAGGATTTACACAAATAGAACCATTTGTATTGAAACAAAATGAAACAGTTTATGATAACTTTTATTCACAAATTTATGATGAAATACATAAACCAATATTGAGAACCGATTTTGAATTAAATAGTATAATAAAAATGACTGAACCAACAAGAAATAGTGTGTTTTTAGATATAGGTAGTGGAACCGGCGATTTAGTAAATGAATTGAGAGAAGCTGGTTATCAAGCATATGGCATTGATAAATCACAAGCAATGGTTGATAAATCACAAGCGAAACATCCAAAAAATGAATACAAATGTGGTGATGCTATAGAACCGATGTCTTTTGATAAAAACACTTTTTCTCATATACTTTGTACGTATTTTACTATTTATAATATACAAGATAAGAGAACTTTTTTTCGTAATTGTTATCACTGGTTAATACCGAATGGTTATTTAATAATTCATTTAGTAGAAAAATCCAAATTTGATACTATAATGCCAATAGGCAAATCCAATTTAATATTTAATCCAAATACTATAAGTGGTTCTCGTATAAACAATACAATTGTAGATTTTGGTGGATTTGAATATAAATCGTCTTATGATTTTAAAGAAAATGAGAACAAAGTAGTATTAACTGAAAAATTTCAGGATAAAACTACAAAAAAAGTAAGACAAAACGAACAAATACTTTATATGGATGATTTAGATAATATTGTTAATCTTATTTTATCAGTTGGGTTCTCAATGAAATCAAAAATAAATATGAAAGAATGTATAGATGATGAGAACCAATTTATCTATGTTTTTGAAAGATTACAATAAACACAAAAATAATTATTATATAATAATTATTTTTCTCAATAATATGAATAATTATCATATGTTGAACCATTACAAACACATTATTCTTAATCAAAATATACAGTCATTTATAAATTTAGACGATTTCCAAGACGATAAATACATTTATTACCACTGTTTCGTTGATGATAAACGAAAATTTTGTTTTTATGAAACTTGCCCAAATAAACAAGATATTTCTAATAATATGATAACTGAAGTTCCACGCTGTATATTAGTAAAAATAAATAAAAATATTCCGCAATTTATTCATAAACCAATATTGTATTATTATTTTATTCCCAAATATTGATATCACATCACATTAACGAGTATATTTACCAGAGCGTGCGAAAGAATCAACTACAAAAATAATGAATACACCTAAAAATGTGTATAAAATGAATTCTTCGGTAATATTATTGGTTTTTTCATTTTGCTGTTCTTCTAATAAATGTATCATATAATTAATTTTTTCCATAAGTTTATTATCACCACTCATACCGATTCCCATAGTAGAATAATAAGGTTTATTTGATAATGTAGTTGGTGGTTGATAACTATCATTATAACTACTTAAAATACTATTATTAATATCATTAGCTTTGTATAAATTTTTTTGAGAATTGGAAGCAGTTGAATAAGAAATTTGTGGTGGAGTATAAGTCTGTTTGGACAAACTATCATCCATATCTTTTTTAACATTGACATTAGGGTTTGGTAATGGATTGAAAGAACCCATTTTACCACTATCATCACTGTCTAGAGAAGTAATTTTATTCAATAAATTATTGACACGATTATTCCTGTTCTCTGATGCTTCTTGTATTTCATTTAGAGTGGTTGGCTCTAAATTTTGATAATTTTCACTTTGAGAAACATATTCATCAGGTTCTCCAATGTTTGATAAATTTGGTTTTAATTTAATAGTTCTTCTCATAGTTGGAGTTCTTTTTTTTTGATTATCTTCATTTGTCCATAAAGATGCCGTTGTTACTAAAGACATTTTATTTTAATTATATTATACTTAAAAAATGAATAGATAATATTTTGTTGAGAACTTACGGTTTTATAGTAGATATAAAAATCGCTAAATTACTAAATTAGTAAAAAATCATAAAAAATAAAGTATAACTATATTTTAGTACATCATATGAAATATACAATTTTACAATTTATTCCAATTATAATATTATTCCTATTATTATCATATCCAGAACAATTTGTATTATTTAGTAATTTGAGTTTTGGTAGATTAATAGTTGTTCTCATTATAATATTTTATAGTTCTTTAGATAAATACTTAGGATTGTTTGTTTGTGGATTAGTAATTTTATTTTATCAAAGTGATTATGTAGAGAATATGCAAGTAATTAGCGAAAACTTTACAGATTTATCTTATGCTTTTTTAAACAATGTTGAAACTACCATTAAAAATAGCGAAATCGCTAAAGTTTCGCAAAAAATAATGGAAACAAAACCATTAAAATATGCCGAATATTTTGGTTTATATTTAGATGAAATTTCTGAAACAAAAATACACGTAAATGATGCTAAACAAGCATTAAAAGACCAATTTATTAAAGAATATTGTGATGGTAACACATTAAAACATAAAAATACAATTATTAAACCAGATATGATGCAACATATTTTTCCACAAGTATCATTTATTAGTAATCAATGTAATCCATGCGATAAAACTTGTGAATTTTCTATAATAGAAAGTAAATTGATTACAGAAGAGAAAATGAAACCGATTAGCACATTACCATAAAATAATTATTGTATAATAAAATATCATAATTATTTATAATTTAGAATGGCGAAAAATAATAAAAATGACAATATATTTAGTTATTTACATAATCAAGTTCAAGTAATGAATAATAGTAAAATATTTGCTGGCCTTATGATAATAACTCTAAATATAGCGTCCAGATTCGTAAATATCAAATTGAGTAAAACTATGGAATCTTATTTGAAATATACATTTAGTAAACAAATATTAGTATTCGCGATTGCGTGGATGGGAACACGTGAAATATATGTAGCATTATTTATAACAATTTTATTTACAATATGCTTTGAATATTTGTTCCATGAAGATAGTGTGTTTTTTTGTTTACCAGAGGAATTTAAAAATTATCATATAGAATTATTAGAAAACGCTGAAGTAAGCGAGGAAGATATCAAGAAAGCAAAAGAAATATTAGATAAAGCCAAATCTCAAAAAAAAGATGTTGGTGAAGCGAATAATAATTCACAATATAGTAATTATTAGGTAAAAAAATCTAATTATATTATAAGTTAAAAATTTATAATATAATGTCTAATAAAAAAACTGTAACAGAAAATCAATTAAAAGCAAGTATAATACCAATAAAAATAATTATGAATACTAATATACCAGGTAATCATAAAATATATTTTGATAGTGGTTATCTATATCATCCTGAAGTAAAAAATACAACTGATTTAAATAAATATCCTTTTTTTACAAACTTATATCGGTATAATGAAGGAGTAATTTTGAATAAACCTTACAACAAAATTGTAAATTTTTTCTTTAATAAAAATACATTTATTAATAAACTTACAAAATCTGGTTCAGAATATGGTAGTCCAGAGAACTTAAGTGAGCCCGATGAAAATAATTTACATAATATAATGGTAATGTTAAAGGCATTATTTCATATTAATGAAAAAATAATAGAACAAGAGATAAATAATTCCTATGAAAATAAATACGGTTCAATAGAAGAAACAAGCGATTTGGGAGAAAACGCTAAGAATTTATTAAATAGTATATTTAATACAAATAATGTTAAAAAAATAATTACTATGGATATAAAAGATAATTATACTTATCTTATTTTGAATGGAGAAAAATATACATTTCAGCGAATTGTTTGGTTAAATGATTTGAAAAATAATCCTTTTTATAAAGAGTTAATAAAAGAATATATTATATTTAATCGGTGGTTGAATTCAAAAAAGGGTTCAAAATACAAAAAGTTATTGGATGAAAATTCTTTTGAAACTATTGAAAATAATTATAAAGAAGATAATACATATCGTAAATCTGTTGCTTATTGGAAGGAAGCAAAAAAAGAAAAAGAAAAAGGAAGCAATATAAATTTAATGATAAAACTTTATAACGAAAAAGAGTTTAAAAAATTTTATGAAATATTGCAAAAATATCAAAATAAAGAAACTAAAAATGAATTATTACAAGATACTATTGAAAATTCATTATCAGACACTACTTCAACCACTATTAAAAATAAAATAAATATCATAGATATTTTAAGAAAATTAATGAATAATGATAAAACAAAAAAAATAACAAATAAATATTATTACATAGATATATTACACGATACAAAAAATGATAATTATGAAATAAATATTTTGGCTGATTTTTTAAAAGGAGAAATGAATGATGAGAAATATAAAAAATTAAAATGCGTTTACGAAAGCAACAACTTAGGTAATTTTTTGGAAGAAAAAGTATTTTCTAAGAAAAAGAGTATTGAGAATAAAAATAAGAAAACAATTTATTCAATTGATGATAATAAAACAATTGATGTAAAATATAAGGATGATGAAAATGAAGATGAAATTGGTGATAATGTTGACGAAACTAAAAGTTATGAAGAATTGTTAGCAGATAAATTAGGTGATTTTATTGATAAAAATGATAATAGAAAGTTATTAAAACAAAAATATAAAGATGATAATATTGAAATACTAAAGCACATTAAGAAAGAGGTTCCAGAATTATATGTATTAATAAATTTATGGTATGAGAATGTTGATAATAAAAATAGAAATAAAAAAATTACAGACCTTATAGAAAAAATAGAAAGTGATATGACAAAAATAATGTCATCTGAAAACGCGAATTTTTATTCTTCTTTATTCAATAGTTTAAAGGAATTTGAAAACAAAAAAACAGAAAAAAAAGGCGGTAAAAAACGCACAAATAAAATAAAGAAAATAAAACGACGAAAATCGATAAAATCGAGAAAAACGAAAAAAAATATATAATTTTTTATTTACATATATAAAATTATATTTTTATTTTATCTACTAATTTAGTTGACAAGTAATTATAATATAATTATTTTTTGTGAAATACTGCCTTACCTTCTTTAAAGACCCCTACTTCATCACCAACTTCTTCATCTTTTGTAATTTCATAAATAATTCCGCTTATTTTATTGGATGTATAATATGATTTACCTTTGATTGTAACTTCTTCTACTTCTTCATCTTCTTCCTCAACTTCTTCCAGGGAACCTACTGTTCCCTCGGAATCACCCTCCTTTTTCTCAATTTCTTCAACTTCTTCTTCTTCAACTTCTTCTTCTTCAACTTCTTCCAGGGAACCTATGGTTCCCTCGGACGCACCCTCCTTTTTCTCAATTTCTTCAACTTCTTCTTCTTCAGCTTCTTCTTCTTCAACTTCTTCTTCTTCAACTTCTTCTTCTTCTACTTCTTCCAGGGAACCTATGGTTCCCTCGGACGCACCCTCCTTTTTCTCAATTTCTTCAACTTCTTCTTCTTCAACTTCTTCTTCTTCTACTTCTTCTTCTTCTGTTTTGTTCAATTCATTTTTTAAATCTTTAATAATATTTTGCGCTTCTTCATTACTATCATCAAACCCATTATTTAAATCATCTTCATCTTCTTCTAAATCATAAACAATATTTTCTTTTAAATTTACATTATCAATAAACACTACGCTATCGGTATCGTCGGCTAATGTATCACATAGGGTTGGTTCATCCAGTTTTTCTTCTTTAACTTTAACAAGTGGAATAGTAGTTTTATTATTACGCAATTTTGGTCTTTGTGAAACATTAGTAGACAATTCATATAAAATACTAGTCAATGCTTTATTTTTATATTTCAAAATTTTATTTTTTTTTATTAATTTTTTATTTTCTTTTATTAATTCTTGAACAATAGGTAATTCAATAATCATATCATAATAAAGTTTATATTCAGCCATGGTTAATAATAATGTGATTTTATAATAAATATCATATTATTTTTATATTATTATTGAATTCAATTTTTTACGAAATTACTATTTTATTCCATTCAGGTGGGAATAAATCATTTACATTATGATTAATGCTAACACCAAACCATTTACTTGGATAACATATAATTTTATTAGAATTATCATTAAAATACGCACCCCACCAACTAAAAGTGCTATTTGCTATTATATTATGTTTACAACAACTCATTAATAATAGTTGTTTCCAATCTGGTAGTTCATCATCTACTTTGAAAAACGAAACATTTGTAAATTTCTGTTTTAGTTTGTTTATTATAACAGAAACAACTTCATTATCTTCTTTTTGACAAAAGTAAAATACATTATATTTTGTTTGTTCGTGTTTTTTATTTTCGTTGTATTTTTCGTTGTCTTTTTCATTATTAATAGATATTTGACATACATTTGTAGATATGCTTGTATTAGCTTTTTCTTCGTGTTCTTCGTATTCATCATTATCGTCATCGTCTACTTTAATAAATGTTTTATTAAATTGAGAATTATCCATTTTACAAACATAATCAGAATTATTATTTACAATAAAATCTAATGCGTTTTCGTAATATTCATAAGGCATTAATGGATGACAATTTTGTATTTCTTTATAATCTCCTAATCTAAAATGCATGCTTATTTTATTACTATAAGAAGAAAATAAAGGATTTTCTAATAATATATTTTCCTGTTGTTTTCTAAGGCGTATAAGAGAAAAAATACTATTTTTTTCATTTTCAAAGTATTTATAACTCTGATAATATCCTAATAATAATAATTTATCATAATCTGAAGATGGTATTTCATTAAATTCAAAAGAGTATTCTTTATAACGAGTAAATATAGTTAACATATCATTTGTAAAATGATTTTTATTATCATACATAGTATACATTTTTAATGTATGTAAAAAACTATCCCAATAAGTATTTCTAATGGTTCCTGTATATAATTTATCAGCATATGGAAATATTAATTTACGTTTATGTTTCATTGAATAAGCTATTGTAGCAAATAATTGAAATAATTGGTTTCCTAATCCCCCCATAAGAAAACATGAAACATATTTTGACATTGTTATATAATATTTATTATAATATTATATTTATTATATTTTCTATTATTTTTAATTATACAATAATTTACTTATATAAATATGTGTTTAATAATGTGAATAATGTAAGCATTTATAGTAATAAAATATTATTTTAGATATATATATTATAATGTCGTTTTATCCGTATATTGGTTATCCTTATAATAATTATCCTTATATTGGTTATTCATATAATGGCTACCCTTATTATGGATTATTTAATGATTATAAAATAAATGGGTTGTTAAATGAATATGATGAATTGAATAAATTAGCTATAGAAAACCAAGAAATTTATATACAAAATATGTTAGATAATTATAACGATTGTAACGATTGTAAACGCGATATAAATGGTAATATAATACCCTGCGTATTGCCACCTATGGATTTATCACGAAACAATATAAGTGGAGAATATAATAATCAATATCAATTTCCAACTCCTCCTCATTTATATCCACCATATCATTATCCACCATATCATTATCCACCATATCATTATCCTCCATTTCATTATCCACCATTTCATCATCCACCATATCATAATCCTCCATTTCATAATCCTCCATTTCATCATCCTCCATTTCAACCATACAATAGAGAATTAAATAATGAAGAAACATTCTTTTCACAACATTAAAAATATACTTATTAAATGCTTTTTTTGAAAAATTCTTTAATCTTATCACAAACATAATCGCAATCTTCAATGCTCATACCATGATGCGCACCTAATAAAAATCCTTCAGCCATAATTTTATCTGAATTTGGAAAATCTTCCAAATATTCACGATATACAGGATGTCTGGTAATATTACCAGCAAAACAAACACGGGTTTGAATATTATTATTTTCTAAAAAAGTTAATAATGGCATTCTATCTTTTGTAGTAAGTGGAAAAGATAACCAATCAGATTGAAAAATGTTAACCGGTAATACTATTTCAGAAACATCTTTTAAATTTTCTAAATAACGATTAAAAATTGTTTTACGTTTGTATCTTATTTCGTCAATGCGGTCTAATTGAACACATCCAAATGCCGCATTCATTTCTGAACTTTTCATATTATATCCAATTGCACCATACAAAAACTTATAATCATATGGAATGCCATCTATTGTATACTCAAAACGTTTGCTTACATCTTCGGAATTATCACCAATACGTCCCCAATCTCTGTACATAGTGGCGAGTTTTAAATATTTTTCATCATTAACTAATAACATACCACCAGACCCACCTGCTGTAATTAAATGACTAGAATAAAAACTAGTAATTGCGAGATCTGTCCAAGGTGTACTTGTTATAGTATCAGCAGAATCTTCAAATAAAATAATATCATTTCCAACTCTTTCACGTATTTTTTCCCAGTCAGGTTTAGAACCTATTAAATTTGGCAATAAGATAACTTTTGTTTTATCTGTTACTTTGCTTACTATTTGTTCTACTGAAGGGACATATGTTTGAAGTTCTACGTCGCAAAAAATAGGTTTTAATCCACATTGAATAATCGGCGCTAATGTTGTTGAAAATGTACACGCCGCAGTTAATACTTCAGTTCCAGGTTGTAAATTTAAAGATTTTAAACCAAGTAAAATTGCGGAAGAACCACTATTTACGAATAACCCAAATTTTTTACTAAAAGCTTCAGCTATTCTGCTTTCAAATTCTATAGATTTAGGTCCAAACCCAGCCAACCAACCATCATTTAGTGAATCGATTACTGCTTTTATCTCCAAATCTCCATAGGCTTCTTTTTTATTTGGAGCGTACCAAACTTTTTTATGTATTGACATATATTTGTATATACATAAAAAACTTTTTATACTATTTATTTTTATCAATATTTTATATTATAAATAATTATGTAATTTATATATACAAAATTAAAATTTGTAATCATAATTGTGATTTATTATGCTATTAATTATTAACTATTTAGAAAAATATACTCATTTATTATATAATTTATTATTATATAATAAATGTCCATACAACAAATTACTTTTACAACCGAACAAAAAAGTGAAATTACAAACTATATAAATGATTATCGTGCGAAACATCAGTCGCCGCCAATAATATGGGATGATACTATTGCCAGTTTTTCGCAACAATGGGCATATTATTTGTTATCAAATAATTTATTTCAGCATAGCGGTTCAGCACTTTATGGCGAAAATCTGGCTTATTTTGAAGGTTATGGTAGTGATATTATTACATTATTAAAAAAAGCAGTTGATAATTGGTATAATGAAGTTTCAATGTATGATTTTAATAACCCTGGGTTTTCATCAGGAACAGGTCATTTTACTTGTTTGGTGTGGAAATCTACAACACGTTTTGGTATGGGTTTATCCATTAATACAATTGGAAATAAAGTAGATATTACGATGAATACATCTCCACCGGGTAATTATCAAGGTCAGTTTCAACAAAATGTACTACCTCCTATAACGCCAACACCAACACCTACTCCTGCTCCAAGTCCATCACCTGCTCCAAGTCCATCACCTGCTCCAAGTCCATCACCTGCTCCAACTCCAACACCTGCTCCAGCTCCTACTCCTAATAATAAAAAAACAATAATAGTTGCTCTATATAATATAATAAATTTGATACAAACAAATCAGCCAAAAATTAAAATAATATCTTCTATTTATGACCTTATAAAATTAGTAAACAATTTACCTATTAGATAAAAAAATTGAATAGTAAATATTTTTATAATAATAATATATAACAATTATATATTTATGAATAATATAGATAATATTGGATTGAATAGAAGAATTATTGATAAATTTTATACTAAAACTATAATAGCAGAATTATGTATTGAATATATTAAAAAACACATCCAAATTACAAAAAATGATTTGATTATAGAACCAAGTGCTGGCAATGGTTCATTTATTCCATATATAAAAAATATAAGTAATAATTATAAATTTTATGATTTAGAACCAGAAAATAATGAAATAATTAAACAAGATTATTTAAACTTAAATATTACAGAGTTTATAAACAAAAATGATAGAATACATATTATAGGTAATCCTCCATTCGGTAGACAGTCGTCTATTGCTAAAAAAATTATAAAAAAATCTTGTGAATATTGTAACACTATATCATTCATATTACCTAAAAGTTTCAAAAAAGACAGTTTTAAGAAAACATTTCCTTTAAATTTTCATCTTATTTTTGAAAATGATTTACCCAATAAGTCATTTTTAATAAACGGAATAGAACATAATGTTCCTTGTATATTTCAAATTTGGGAAAAAAAAAATGTAAATAGAACAGTTATTGAGAAAATAGAACCTTCAAAATTCATATTTGTTGATAAAAATGATAATCCACATATTTCAATACGGCGTGTTGGCGTAAACGCAGGAAAATATGATAAAAATACAACTGATAAAAATATTCAAACCCATTATTTTATTAGATTTGTTGATAGCAGTTCTATAGATTACAATATAGATAAACTAAAAGAATTACATTTCGATTTTAATAATACAGTTGGTCCAAAAACTATATCAAAGCCGGAATTGATATCCAAAATAAATGAATTATTATAGTAATTCAATATTTTACAAGTAAAACCCAATTAAAATATATAAATTATCAAGCCAATCCAAATTTATCTTTCATAATACTTTTTTTACTAGGGCCTTTTTGACGTTCACTTTCGCGTTTTACTTTGTATACCCCAGAAATATTTTGATTAGGTTGGGTTGTGCCGCCATAGATATTCATAATAAAATCCTCATTATCTTCATGAAGCTCTGGTAAAATACGAGTTAATGGTTTATCTATAACCAATAGCATATGTTCCGTTTTTAATAATTTTCTATATTCTTGTATAGTTAAATTACCATAAAACTTATCCAGTAAAAAATAAGGGTTAGGAGCAGGTTTTATATTTTTTTTATAATCATATACCTTACTATATATTTGATTTAATAAATGGTATCTTTCAAACTTTGTAGAATCATCCAAATTTTCTTTCATTAAATATGCTACAGCACATTCAGGTCTACAGAATGAACCATAACCAAATATTTGGTTATCATTTTCATATTTTGGAATATAACATGAAGGATTATCATATTCATAAGTACACCAAAAACAAGCGGATTTTTTATCTGGATTGCTGTTTTTATATAATTGTATCTTTAATTTTTTTAATTTACTATTAACATCTTTAATATTTATATCATCTTCTTCTTCATTATTAGTAGGCAATTCATCACATATTTTCATACTACAAGATTGACAAATATTAGAAACACTTGATAAATTTTTTGGTTCAAATTCGGCATAAGCATAATCCTTTTTTTCAATAGGTTTTTCA